GAAACCTGCCACCATGAGCGCCATTCGTCGTGCGAGGGCTGTTCTTCAAAAGGAAGCTGAAAAGAAGAAGCTTCCACCAAAGAGACCTGGTATTGCCAAACGCAAACCATCCGTGATGTCACGAGTTCGTGAAATTGAAAAGAAACCAAAAATATTCATCAACAAGAATGGTGATCTCAAAATTGACCGGCGTAAGTGTCGTCTCTACAAGAAGGAAGAATTAGTCAAAATGTTCAAATTAGATTCAAACTTAACTAAAGAACAAATGTGTAAATTCATAAAAAATATGTAATCGTATAGTATAACTATGTGGCTTCTTGCTCTCCTCATCCTCATCGATCTTTTGATTCTCTCACAAACAGGAAAGCGACGCCTTGATGTTACCGTCAGTGCATCGGTTTCAAACGGAGAACAGTGGACTGTTTACGGGACCATGGGTTGTGGTTGGACTCGTAAACAATTGGATTACATGAAAAAGGCTGGTAAGCCATTCAAGTTTGTTGACTGCGAAAAAGAAGGTTGTTCCGGTATGGACGCCTTCCCAACTCTCGTTAGTCCCAATGGGGAAAAGATTGTTGGTTACAGTGAAATCTAAGCACGAATAATGCTCAAAGAGAGAGCAAGGATGAAGGCATCAAGCATACTAGAGATTGGCTTGAGAACAGTAATGTGCTTCACAAGAGAACGATTCCAGGCAAACCGGAGAACGAAGGTCGCGATGAGAATGTTGAGAACAAAGAGGAGAAGCTCGGTGAGCATGTCCGACTTGGTTTGAGACTTGGCGACACGGTCGACAACTTGCATTTTATTTAATAACTATATTTTTTTCTGAGTACACTACATATGAAGGATTTGCCGTTGAGCGGTTCTGAAAGAAGATTTACCAATAGGCGTTGGGGAACCGCAACGGGTATTGGTAATAACAACTGTTACGCGTACGCCGTCGGGGACTATGAAGCGTACAGATTTCAAAAATCCATTCCAGGTGATCGCTCTGGACTTTCTAATCTAAATCACAACTATACACATTGTACGGGTCTCCCAAAGCGCGTTGTTTCGGACAATCCCACAAAGGTGTATCGAGCCAAAGCGAATGAGAAATGTAAAAAAGGATACTACAAGGTTATGATGTTCGTATGCCCTGGAAGACCAACAAACTACATTCGCCAAGGAGACTTCCACTTTTATGTTCAACACGGTGTGATTGAGTACCGCGTCAAGGTGGGTGATACACAAGAATCCGTCGCCAAGTTTTTCAAAGTTCCATTATCTAGAGTTAAACGGGCTGGTGCATTTGGTCTTAATAAGAGAATTTGTTTCAAAGCCAATGTTTTTAGTCACAAGAGAGGGTGGGCTACTGGTCCACTTCTGACTGATGCAAAGGGAAAGGCTATTAAAGATCCCCGTACAGCTTCTAGAAACTATCCAGGACTGAACTATGAAAGGTACTGTAGCTCATTCTGTGTCAAGGACAAAGGAATCCAAGTCGGAAAGACTCACCCCAAGGTCCGCCAAAAGACTCTCTAAATCTAAAGTATTTTCAACATCAAAGGACATATCAAATACATCCATTATGTTAAAAACCGCTTCACTCCCTAACGTCACAGTGTTCGACTGTGCTGTGTAATTGTTCTGAACAGTGACATTTACCTTAAACTGCGAAACATCAAATACTTTTCTACAAAGTGGACAGGTGTTCTTACCTTTACCTTTCCATTCCTCTAGACAGTGGGAATGAAACATATGCCCACATCTGATCGGAGAATTGGTCCTCGTCGATCTGACGTCATTGAGACATATGGCACATTGTGACATTCTAGAGTATGGGTTTAAAGTTTTTATTAAAATTTACCTCACCTAATAAATCTTGGACATGTCGGTGATTTGATCACACGAATCACACTTACCCCTGGATTGTTCGGGCAACTTGTTAAGAAGTTCTGGACCATTTTTTTGGAGAAGTTGGCGGTAGCTGTAGTTATCCTCGAAAGCGATACCATTTTGCTTCATAATATAGTTATTAGTAAGTTGGGCTGAGGAGTTCATGGTAAAGCATCGACCATCGGCCATTCCAAGTCGTTGAGACATTTTTATTACAATATAATTAGAAATTAATTTGTCGGTTGGTGATTGTTTGAATCCATGAACTAAAACCCTTCTTTCTAAGAAATTCAACCATAGGTTCGCATTTATGCCCCAAGAACACATTAAATATATCCTTTTCTTCTGTTGGCGACACACGGATTTGGGAATCATCATTAATGTGTTGATTAATAATGTTATATGCAAAAGCAATCTCTTTGAGTGTCTCCGCTCCAGTGATGATTATTTTGCCAGTGGAAAAAATACTTGTGGTGATTTCTTTCATATCTTGAGCTGGTTGAAATTTAATCTTTACTGCGCTGTATCTATCCGGTTCAAAAGAAACTTTGAAGACATCTGGGTGATTCTCAAAGTGCTGGGCCACTCGCATGAGATTGATGTTGTAGTTGAGACTGAAGTTTGAGTTGATCATAACCACCCGAAAAGAATCTATCGGCATTTCAGTTTCGAGTCCCAAAAAAGTCTTGAAAATATAAGTCAGTTGTGTAATGATTCGCTTACAATCGAAAAGATCGCAACAACCTGCAACTTGGATAGAGCCATTTGGGAAAACTTTGACAGATTTGGTACTGTAAGTATCATGATAAGTAAGTGTAACTTGATTGTAAAAAGTTGTGGGCTTTAATTTCCACACAAAACCACCATCACCTTTGGTGTTTGTACGTTTCAATTTAAATGTTTCCAGATTCTCAAAAATATGGCGAAGTTTTTTAATGTCAATATTCTGGATAAAGCTTGAAACCATTGTAATCGTTGTAATCTTTATCCAAGAAGGTCTCGTTTCTTCTGGAAGCTCATTTCTAAACTCATCAACTGTGAGAATGTAGGAAAAACTGTT